CATAAGTGTGGGCTATCGAATCTTGGAAATGAAGCTAGAGGAATCCACTGATGAGGTGGATACGTACCGAGCTACTAAGTGGCAACCGTATGAAATATCTAGTGTGCCAATTCCTGCTGATGCATTTGGTGCTGGAGTGGGTAGATCTGAAATTAAGGGTGACAACGAAACAACAATTTTAAATTTTAAAACAAAAGAAAAGGAAAGAAAAATGACTGAAAAAACAAAAGAAATAACACCAACTATTGATGTTAAAGATGTTCAAAACAAAGCTATGGAGGCTGAACGCTCAAGAGTAACCGGCATTAATGCCATTGTTGAGGCACACCCTCAATTACAAGATGTGGCTCGCCAATTTATCGACTCTGGTAAGTCACTAGATGAGTTCCGAAAAGTGGCGCTTGACAAGGTAACAATTAAAGATGTTAAGACGCCAAATGAAAGAATGAGCGCAGATCTTGACATGTCAAATAAAGATAAAAACGAATACTCTTTATTCCGTGCTATTAATGCAGCGGTAACTGGAGATTGGCGTAATGCGGGATTTGAGCTTGAGGCATCATTAGCAATTGCAGATAAGCTAGGCCGTAATGCCAGAGGCTTTTTTGTGCCAACTGATATTTTTGCCAATAAGAGAGCAATGTCAACTGGTGGCGCTGGTACAGGTGCAGAGTTTGTAGGTACAGATCACATGGGTAATGCGTTTATTGACGCATTGACTAATAAATCTGTTGTAGCTGGTTTGGGCGCTCAAGTGTTATCAGGCTTAGAGGGTAATGTAGATATCCCTAAATTAATCTCTGGTGCGACTTGGGGTTGGATTGATGAGGATGCAGATGCAGGCGAGAATGATGCGGTTACAGGCTCTTTAGACCTTTCACCTAAGACTGTTGCGGGTGGCATTCCAATGTCTCGCAGATTGCTTAAACAATCTTCTCCGTCAATTGAGCAAATGGTACGTAATGATTTGGTTCGTGGCGCAGCATTAGCGATTGATTTAGCGGCTTTATCTGGTGCAGGTGGTTCAGCACCAACAGGCATCTTAAATACAACTGGTGTAGGCAGTGTTGCCGGTATTGACTCATACGGCAAGATGATTGACTTATGGTCTAAGGTTGCTGCGGACAATGCAGATGTTGCAAATATGGCTTATGTGCTTAACGCAACAAACGCTGGCACTCTTATGCAAGCACCGAAAGATACAGGCTCAGGCATTATGACAATGACTGACGGCAAAATCAACGGTTATCAGGCAATGGTTAGTAATCAGCTTCCAGGTAATAAAGTTGTGTTTGGTGACTTCTCACAGCTTGTGATTGGTATGTGGGGTGTGCTTGATATTGTTGCAGACACTTCAACTAAGGCTAAGTCTGGCGGTTTGGTATTAAGAGCTTTCCAAGATGCAGATATTGGCATTAAACATGCTGAGTCATTTGCAGTTGGTACAAGCGCTTAATTAAGCTGTTAATTTGAGTGGTGTTTATAACGAACACCACTCTTATAAAACATGACATTAGGTTTAGTGCCATGCTTTATAAGAAAAAGGAGAAAAAATATGAAGATTGAATTATTAACTGGCGTTCTTGTTGGTGGAAAGGCTTTTGAAAAGGGGCAAACTGCCGAGGTTTCGGATATTGATGGCAAGATGTTGATTTCTATGGACAAGGCTATTTTAGCAAAGAAAGAGAACAAAGCTAAAAAGAAAAAATAACCAATGTTTAAAGAAGATTTGGGTGAGTTTTTTAATGACGATGAGATGGCTGATAGCGCAATAATTAGTGGATCAGATGTATTAGGCATTTTTGATAATCAATTTGCCGAGGTTCATGGAATTGAAAGCATGCGCCCTATATTTACTTGTCCTGAATCTGATGTGTTAAATGTTAAGCATGGTGATGAATTAAGTATTGATTCTTCATCGTATAAAGTGGTCGGCACTCAACCAGATGGAACTGGACTTATTTCGCTAGTCTTGGAGAAGCAATGAAGCACGTTAGACAGCAAATACGCGAAGAGATAAAGAGTGTGTTAATTGGTTTAAGCACAACAGGGAATAACGTATTCACTTCTCGTGTTTATAACTACGATACGCTGCCGTCATTGTCGATATACACGTTAAGCGAAGAAAGAGATGAAGAAACATTTGATAAGCAACTACGCATTCTGAATGTTGTTATTGAAGCTAGAGTTAAAGCCACAACAGCCTTAGACGACACATTGGATCAAATAGGTGTTGAAGTAGAGAGTGCATTATTTGCAAATAATAACAACTTAAATGGCAAATGTAAATCAATGGATTATGACGGTGTTGAAATTGAATTGTCAGACGATGGAGAGCAACCTGTCGGACTAATGCGTATGAAGTTTATGGCCTTATACCGAGTTTATAAAAAAGATGTGTCAACTTTAATTGATTAGGAGGGTGTATGGCAAGGATGTATAAAAAAGGATCTGACCCAATAGAGGTTCATGATTCACAAATAGAAAACGCAATTCAGCGTGGTTGGTCTCTTAAAAAACCAACAAACAAATTAAATCAAAAAAAGGAGAAGTAAAAATGGCAACACATATCGGAAGCGAAGGGCTTTTATATATTGGTAACAATGCTATTGGCGAGCTTAAATCGTTCTCATTTGATGAGAGTGCGTCAGTTATTAACGAGTCGAACCTAAATGATACGGCTGAGAGATACCGTGCAGGTACTACATCTTGGACTGGATCATGTGAGGCAGCACTAGATGAAACCGACACGGCACAAGGCGCACTAACCATTGGCGCAAAAGTCGGCGTTAAGTTCTATTTTGAAGGTAATCAGAGTGGAGATACATATCGTCATGGCGAATGTATTGTTACCAGCATTAACTCTTCTGTTACTGAAAACGAAATTACTAGAGTTTCATTTAGTTTTCAAGGTACTGGCGTTTTAGCAACGGATACGGTGTAAGTTATGAGTATCAAGGATAACGCAAAAAGCCATTACTCGCATAAATTATCGGCTGATCTTTTGTCAGTATATGTCCCAGAATGGGGCGAAGAGGTGTTTTATAAAAGCACTATCAACGGTAAACAACAAGCGCAAATCATTAAGTTTTATCAAGACGATAAAGTGATCGAATCTGTTTGCATGTCTTTAATTGTTCGTGCTTTGGACAAGAATGGCAGTCAAATTTGGAAGCCAGCAGAACTGAGCGAAATCATGCGTGAATATGATATGTCCGTAGTTTCAAGAGTGGTTGAGCAGATTTCAGAGGAAGATTTAACAGTAGATGAGGCAAAAAAGCCTTAGCGTCCGACAATGACTTGTACTTTTATTGTCAGTTGGCAGAGCATCTTCACAAGTCTTTAGATGAGATTATGGAGTTAAGTACATCAGAATTGGTGATTTGGACGGGGTATCTTGAGCTTAAAGGATTGAATAATGGCTAGCACAGCGCAAGGCAAATATACAATTAAATTAGAGGATAAGACCAAGAGGGCTTTTAGAGCTATTGGTCGCTCTCTAAAAAGTACTACATCTGCTGTTTTTTCAATGAGAACAGGCTTTGTTGCCGCAGCTGGTATTGCTGGTATTGGATATTTCGTTAAAAAATCACTTGATGCTACCGATGAAATGGCAAAAATGAGTCGCGCTATTGGTGTTTCGGTTGAAAACTTGCAAAGATTAAGACATGCAGCCTCTCTTGGTGGCTTAGAGTCAACACAGCTTGATAAAGCTGTACAAAAATTGTCCGTTAACATGGCGGACATGTCAAAAGGCGTGGGACTGGCTAAAGATGTATTTGAAAAGTACGGTATTAGCGTGGAAAATTCAGACGGCTCTTTGAGAAGGGTTGTGGATGTATTGGCCGATGTTTCTGACGTAACTGTTGGGCTTACTAATCGTACTGAAAAAGCTGATTTAGCTTATAAACTTTTTGGCGCGCGTGGCGGAAAAATGATTAACGTTCTTGAGGGTGGGTCAAAGGCTATGCGTGAAGCAATGCTTGAAGCTGATAAACTTGGTTTAGTTATGAGCGAAGATACTGCCAAAGGTGTAGAGCAGGCTAATGACGCAATGACTCGCTTAAGCTCGTTTATGACATCTTCTTTTACTCAGGCTGTAGCTAAACTCGCCCCAGCTATTCAGACAATTACTGATTCAATTAGGGCGTGGGTAGAGATGAAAGTTACCGAATCTGGTGGTATTGGAGCTATTGCACGCGATATGGCAGAAGGTATTATTGTAAGTGCGGTTGGTATTCTTGAAGCATTTGAAACAATGGGTAATGCTGTGCTAGATTTTGGTCGAAAAATAGAGCAGTTGCCTGGCATGGGTAGTAGACCTATCGATGTAATCAAAAAAGATATTTTTGATTTAGAAAGTCAAATTGGAATGCTTAAATCAAGCTTAAAGGGCGGCACAGGGTTGTTAGATTTGCTAGGCGTTGGTGATGAGCATTCGCTAGGTGTTGCTAATGAGCAACTTGTCAAACTTTATAAAGAGCTGTCCGAGGCTGGAAATAACTTTTCAAATATTGAAAGATTTGACAGTTCACAGCTTAGAAAATCGCTTATGGCAACCTTGCCAATTATTCAAAAAACCACCAAAGAGTTTGATATTCTAAAAGGTGATAATAATGGTAGCGGAGATAAGGTTGCTAAAAATACCGCTTGGGATAAGATGACAGAAGGGTTTAACACATATAAAGCTTCTGTTGGCAAGGGGACAGCATCAATAGCCTCAATTACTAATAAAAGCATGAAAGGCTTAGAAGACGGTATTGTCAACATGCTAATGGGTGTGGATACGTCATTTAAAGCTATGACTCGCTCAATTATTGCGGGGCTATTGCGTATTCAGGTACAAAAAGCCATTGTTGGTCTTATGCCAAC